CAGCGCGAGGCGCCCCAGTCGGTGCGGGCTTGTGAGATGAACGCCTGCAGGTTGGTCTGATAGTTCCCGGCGTCCGTACTGGTGCGGGCGTCCTGCTCGCCCTGGCTCTGGTCGACGACCGTGTTGGCCGAGTTGAAGGTGACGCCCTGCGCGGCCGCGGCGCTGCTCGAGGCGACGACCTTGTTGGTGAGCGCGGTATAGAGCTGACCCGCCGACGGCGCCCAGACGTTCGTCGATGAGCCTACAGCGAGCCCCGTCGAACCGACGACGTGCTTGACGATGTAGACGGTGCCGCTGGGGTTGTCGGCCAGGAAGGCCTGAGCGATCCCGGCTTCGGAGCCCCAGGTCGTGCCGGCGTTCGAACCCTGCTCGGAGTTGACGTAGGGCTGGTAGGTCTCAAACGTGCCGGACGTGCCCCAGATCTTCACCCTCGGGTCCGAGGAGCCGGCGCTGTAGCCTGTCGGGTAGACCTGAGAGGCAGCCAGACCGCCGTTGGCCGTGGTCGCCGTCCCCAGCGCCTGTGCGTTGCTCTGCCCCCAAACGATGAGGCGCAGCACGGGGCCGGCGGTCACCTGCCGCCCGAGGTTCAGCCCGGGGATGCGGAACTTGCCGGTCCCGTTCGGGTCGAACGAGATCTTGGCGTCGGCGCCAGCAAGCGTGCAGGCAAGCGCCAGCCACGACGCCACCAGGAGGCGAAGCATCTTGGTCATCTCATCGTCCCTGGATCAGGCTTCAGGCGAGGCCGTCAGGCCGTCGGACCGGAGGCGCGGTCAGAACTCGCGGGCGTAGAAGGCCTGGCCGGTGGTCGCGCCGAAGATCGACACTGCTCCGGTGCCGGAGTGATGGGGCGAGGTCTCGTAGAGAGCGCCGGCCGGGATCCGCAGGCTGCTCTGGTTCGCAGCTGCGCTCGACAGGCCATTGATGTAGAGGTCGCCGGTCGACTGGTTCTGGATCAGGAAGCCGCGGCGCGCGGTGTTGGCCGCCATCATCTGCTGAGCCGTACCGCCGGCAGCGATGGTGCCGCCACGATCGGCCGAGGTGGACCGCTGCACGGTCTCGACGTTCTGCGCCACGCCGTTCAAGACACCCTGTACGCCGACAGCGCTCGGCGCCGACGTGCCAGGCGCGGTGGTGACCGGCGCGCCCGTGGCATCGGAGGGCACGAACTGCGGGGCGTAGCCCGTGCCCGTGTCCTTCGCGCGGATCGTCTGGTTCGCGCCGGTGGCGTCCTTCACTTGGTAATTGTCGGCGGCGAGCGCCGGGGTCGAGGCGAGCAGGATCAGCGCGGCGAGAGCCGCGTGGAAGCGCTTGGTCATGGTGGGGCTCCTACGGGTCGGCTCAGATGCCGGGGATGTGCCCGCTGTTGGCGGGATCGGAGAAGTCGAGGGTTCCCCCGGGGGTGCTCGGGGACGGAGTGATCACGACCGCGATGTCTGCCGGTGGGGCGAAGGCGGTCGGTGGGAAACGATCTGGCGACACGCGGACGAAGATGCCGGGCTCGCTGGCCAGTGCCACATCGCCGGTCAGGGGTGTCGTCGTCACAGCGAAATAGGTGTCGGTCGTGCCCGGAAGCAGACGATACAGGTAGCCGTTCTGCCGAGCAGACCCGGGAAGTACCCGCAGGTAGGCGGTCTCAGCCATTTTCGTCTCCGCCTATCGTGCGCCTTCGCCACCGACGCACTGCAGCTTCACGCGGCCGCGGCGGTCGTTGTCGGGAAGGACCGTTTTGATGTCTTGGGGTCGTCAGGTGTGGTCGGGAGAGAAGCGGTATCGGCCGGCCAGAGACTGAAGGCCGTACTCGACTTTGTTCACCACCCGAGTGTCAGCGCTGGTGGCCTCGCGGTTCTGATACCAATGGCCAGCGAGCAGCAGCATGGCCTGCATGAGCGGCTCTGGCACCTCGTCAGGGCTCGCGTGGCCAGCCTTGAACCGGATGCGGTACTCGCGCGGATCGGTGACGCCGACCTGAGGCGCGAAGCCCGTGGTGGCCAGCCGAGCGAGCACAGACGAGCCCGAGACGCTCGTGACCATGAAGTCGCCGGCGTTGATGAATTGATAGTCGCCGCGCGCCAAGCGGCGCTCAAGCGTCACGGCCAGTTCGTCCTCAACCGGTCGGAGCGGGAGGTCGGTGGTCGCGTAGATGGCGCCGGGGAAGAACTCGAATTCCTCTTCCAGCAGGCAGTAGCCGTTCAGCCAGCCGTCGAGCCCATGAAGGTGGTCGAACGCCGCCACGACGTAGCGCTCGATCAGCGAGTCCTCCTCGTCGTGGAGGATCCGTTCCTGAGCTTTCACGTCGGCGATCGGCAGCACGGCCACCTTCTGGGCCCGAGTCAGCGCGGGCGAGATCCGGCGAACATCCATCAGCTGGGGCTCACTTCGTCTCGTAGCCGCGCGTGGCGGCCGGGCGCAGCATCTTGTCCGCCGGCGGCCGGGTGATCGTCTTCGGCTGCTGGCGGCGATTCCGGAACGAGGCGATCTCCTCTTCCGAGGAGTGGAACTGGCGCTTGTCGACGCCAGTCTTGTCCTCGCGCCCCTCAGGCATCGGAACGCAGGGCGTTCGAGGTCACCGCGTTCGGGCCACCGGTGGCGACCTGCGCGCGGCGATCGAGCTCGGCGGCGATGATCTGGTCAGCCGCGGCGGCGGTCTTCACGTCGTCGTTGCCGGCGATCTGCTTGGCGAGCGCGACGCGCTGGAGGTGGTGCAGGTCGTCCCAGCCCTCGGCGATCTCGACCGCGCCCTTGCGCTTGTCCTCGTCGCTCTCGGCGACGCTGCCAGCGTTCAGGCTGGCCGGCTTGGCGCGGACCGTGCCGGAGACGGGCTCGGCCAGGCCATCGTTGTACCAGCGCAGGGCGGTCTCGGGCTCGGCGCCGCGGATGTCGCCCTTGTTCTCGGTGATGGTGGGGATCAGGAACTGCATCGGCACCATGCCGAGCTCGTTCGTGAGTTCCTGGAAATCGTCGACGGTGGCTACTCGCTTCGCCATGTCCGTACCCTCTGAAATGATGCGTTCGGCGAAGTCGTCGCCGCAGCGAGCCGCCCGCCGGCCTCAGCCGACGAGCAGCAGGGAATCGGACGGCCTTAGCCGGCGACGGTGGAGTTCGAGCCGGCGCGGATGCCGGTGACGCGGACCGCGGCCTTGGGCTGATCCAGGGCGACGTCGTGCTCCATCTCGCAGAGGATGGCGCTCATGTTCTGCTGCCAGAGCAGGACGAGGGTGCCGCCGTCGTCGATGGTTGCCTCGGTGGAGGTCTTCATGATCATGCCCTCCTCCTCGGCGAAGAGCACATGACCGAAGTCGACCAGGCCGATGTCGCCGGCATCCGTGTTGGTGCCGCCGTTCTCGGTGAACTGGTTCGAGACCAGGTAGCGGATCATGCCCCAGCGGCCATCGACGAGCTCGGGGTAGATCTTGTTCCCGTTCCCGTCGCGCAGGGTCATGAGGTAGTTCAGGAAGCGGTAGCCGAAGGTGAAGCGCCACTTGTCGGTCTGCACGATGTTGGCCGACGTCAGGGCCAAGGTCATGCGGACGTAGAGGGCGTCGAGCTCGGCGACCGTCGGGCGGCGGTTGTTGGCGAAGAGATTCGTGCCCGAGCCGTCGATCACGGTGATGCCCGGCTTGTTGTAGATGCCGAGCGGCGTCGCGCCGGCGCCGGTGCCGAAGTACATGGCCGAGTCCATCTTCAGACCCATGACGGTCTGCAGATCGGCGCGGATGAAGGCCTCCAGGCGGCCGACAGTCCACTTCACGGCCTCGTTCGTCATGTAGACGATGCCGGCGAGCTTGTGCGACGCCATGCGCATGTCGTCGAAGGTCGGCGCGCCCACGGGCTTCTTGGCGCCCTCACCGACGTACGCGGCGGTCGACGAGCCGGTGCCGCGGGGCTGACGGTAGGTGCCGCCGGTCAGCTGCACCCGGCGGGGATCACCCTGGAGGAAGGTGGTCGACGGGTAGAGGATCGGGATGATCTCCTCGGTCACGGGCTGCGGCAGCAGCACGCTGGAGGAGATGTTGGAGGCGACGCCGGCCTTGAAGCGCTGCTCGCGCGCCTTGGCATCAAACTCCTTCAGGGCGTCGCCGTAGCCCTCGCTCTTCAGGATGTCGACGGCGTTGACGCGCTCGCCGCTGCCGCTTTCCTGGGCCCGCTTGTTCGCCATGGCGGCCATCGCCTGGGCGGCGACCGGGAGGAGCGGCTTCTGCTCGTCCTTCAGGGTCTTCTTCGGCGCAGCGTAGACGCGCGGGTCGTCACCGCTGTTGTGGCCCATGCCGGCGGGGGCATTGGCGTCCTTCGAGGTCTGGGCCTCGTGAGCTTCCTCCGCCTCGGCGTCCTTCACCATCTGGAGGATCTCGCCGTAGTTCTTCACGGCGGCGGTGTAGGCGGTGCGCTCCTCGGCCGTCGCGGAATCGCCGGCAGCCTTGGTGCGGAGCTCGGCGGCCTTGATCCGGGCAGCCTTCAGCTTCTCGCGAAGTTCAGCGAGGGTCATGATCGTGTTTTCCCATGATTGATGGGCCGCGCACCGCAGCAGCGACGGCTCGACTGGACATCGCCCCCGAAGGGGCCGTTACGGCTGCGGCCGGTTATGCGGCGACGTGGTTCGCCATCTCAGCGTCAAGGGCGGCCATCGTGGCGTCGGCCTCGATCATCTCGTGCTTGGCAATCAGCGCAGGCAGATCGCGGGCGAGGTCGCTCTTCAGCTTCTGCTCCGGCGTCGGCTCGGGAGCAGGCTTCTCGCCGGTCTCCTCCGGCTTCGGATCGGCAGCGTCGGTGCGGCTCTTCAGGCCAAGTACGCGCAGCAGCTTGGAGACGATGCCGTCGGCGAGGTCGTCGCTGTCGACGCCTGCATCCTTCAGGGCTTCGATCTTGGTGAGAGTGGAGCACTTGTGCGCCACCTTCACGTCCGTGGCCGCCCACGTGCCGTCAGACTGCTGCCAGACGGTGATCTTGGCGGCCGGATCGTCAGCGGTGCCTGTGACGGTGGCGCCCGGCACCTCGATGTCGCCGTCGGTCTTGACCGAATCGACCTTGCCCCGTGCGGTGCTACCGCTCGCAGACCACGAGACGAAGTCGCCCCGCTTCACGTCATCGGCCTTCTCAAGATGCGGTTCGCCCGCAGCGTCCTTCCAGGCGGTGAAGCGCTCGCCGGCGAGAACGAAGCTCTTACGATCACCTGCGCCCTGCCGGTGGGCATTCTCGAACGCCTTGCGAGGGACGATCAGGCCGTCCTTCCGGTCCCAGCAGTCGAGCACCTGCTCGATGATCTCGCGGGAGAGCGCGTCGCCATCGGCCGCGGCCTTCGCGAGCGCGGCGGGATTGGCCGGGATCGAACACGGGGAGCACTCGTAGAGCTCAGCCTCGTGGATCATGTAGCCCGGGTAGAAGTAGTCGTCCTTCATCTCATCGGGCACCTCACGGCGCTCGATGGACTTGGGCATGAAGCCGATACTGCACGCGCGGATAGAGCCGGCCTCCAAGTGCAGCGCGAGGCGGTCGGCCTGGGGCTCGCCCTTGGTCAACTTCAGAGTGCCCTCGGTGCGCTTGGGGCGGCCGGTGAGCGTCTTGGTGATGTCCGACCACTGGCCGACGGGCATGTCCCGCGCCTGGTGCCCCCACGGCGCCACGGGGTTCTTCTCGAACTCCGAGGTGTCGAGCCCGGCCTGGACCACAATATCCCGATCCCGGTCCTCGACCTCCGCCGACATGATGAACCGGATCGTGCCGGCCGACTTGTCGAACTTCGCCTTCTCGACCATCGCCGCCGGCAGCGCCTTCAGCACCACGCCATCCTCACGCGCGAAGTGCTTCCGCTGCACGCCGCCGTAGGCCTTGCTGTTGAGGTACTCGTCGAGGGAGACGATCTTGTCGGGCATCACGCTGCTCCTGCGCCGTGGACGAGCCGCAGGCCCTTGTCCGCGTTATTGTCGGGGCTTCCGTCTTGGGTCGGGGCGGGCTGCGTCGGGTTCTGACCGGTGGCGGCCTGGATGATAGTCCCGTCGGCGTCGATCAGGGCCATGGTCACCGGCACCGTGCGCACGTCGCCACCCTTCTTGAGCGGGTTCAGGCGCAGGGGCATCGCCTCGCGGAGCTCGTTGAAGGTCATGCCGCCGGCCGCCATGGCCACCTTGAGCAGCTTCTCCAGCGTCTCCGGATCGTTCGCCATGATCATCGAACGGTCGAACTGAGGGCTGTACCTCGGCCAGTCGCGCTGAGGCAGCGCGTGGTTCCGGAGCTTGCTCTCGATGTTGACCGCGATAGGGATCAGGCAATCGTTCGCGTACATGCGGTCCATGGCCGACATGTTGTTGTAGGCCACTGCCTCCAACGCGAAGATCTTGTGTGGCGGACACTGCATCAGGCCGCAGATGCGCATGACCTGCTGATTGTAGCTGCTCGTGGCCTCAGCCTGCTGGGCGTTGATGGCGATGGTCTTCGCCGTCATGCCCTCTTCGAGCAAGATGGCCTCGCCCATGTTCGAAGCGCGGCGGGCGGCCTCACGAAGCTGCTCTTTCAGCCGACGGAACGCGGCGTTGCCCTGGTCGCTGTTCGGAAAGCCTTCCTTCTTCTCGAACACCAGGGGCTGCCGGCCGTCGTTGCCGAAGAGCTTGGTCTGGAAGTCGCCGATCGCGCTGACGAGATCGAAGATCGGGGTGCCGAGCACGATGTTCGAGAGACCGTTCACACCGTCGAGCAAGCGTCCGCGGAAGTGGATGACCTCGCTCTCGGGGACGATGAGGTAGGTCTCGCCGAGCGTGGCTCGGTCGTATTCGG